TGTGGGGTTTGGCGTAGACCATAGCATCGCCAACTTCTTTACCCATCACTTTTTTGCTGAATTTAGCCATTATTTGCTCCTTGAAGACTTCATCTGGTTAGCAACTTTAGCCATGCCGCGACCCAAAGTACGCATCTGCATATTGGTCTTGCCGCCTTTGGCAAATTTAGTCATGGGTTGACCGGGATGTAGCTTCTTCTCGTGCTTGTGTACAGCACCAGCTATCATTTTCTTGTCCTGTTTTAAATCTGCTTTGTCCATTTTTAACTCCTAGGTTACGCTTACCGTTACTGTACCAACAAAATCCGTTGCTACCAAATTGTTTGGCGTCAACGCATCATCAAAACCCCTAGCACCGCCAACGGGGTTCCATCCCCATTGGATGTCTCTTGAACCACCTGACAAATTACCATTTGCGTTAACGCCAGAAGTTACATATGTTGTGTCTCTTCGTGGGTTACGTAAAGCCTGCGGGTCATCTACTGGAAACGTTCCCAGCATCAACTGGGGTTGATCAGGATCCCAACACTCCGGGCACACTAATAACTGATATTTACGCTGCTTGATGATCTCCGTTTTCAGTCTTTTTAGTAAATACTGCTGCCCACAACGATCACATTCACCAACGGCTTTCTTGCCAGATGCAAATCTATTGCCCATTAGCTTGTACCAATAAACATCTGCCTAGGAACAAAACGAACCGCCGCTTTTTCGCGGTCTTCACCAGCAGCAGTTTCAAAAGTTTCGTCGTAGATCTGCTTCAACATTGAAACGCGAGGCATCAATTCAGGTACTTTAATTGCGATGTGATAGGCCAAACCGGCTACCAAACAAGGCAAAAATCGGAAATTCATGTCTGCTGTTTCTACACCTGCGCCAGCATCTTGCACTCGGCGCAGTCTCCAATAAACAAACTGATAGTCTGTACTGTTATCTGGTGTGGGCCACACAGTTACCGCTGGAAGCTGCGGGACAAATACTGCATCACCATTCGCATGCGAAGCTGCGGTTGTGTTGTTCTGGCCTCTATACACACCGCCAAGAACGTTGCCTGTGACGTAGGTGTAGTAGATATCTTCTGTGCCAATCCGAATAAAGCCTGACCCGGCTAACCCAACCACCGTGTTAAGCGTGATCGTTGTACTCGTGGAAGTGATGGCCCCCACCAAAACCGAATTCGTCGGGTTAACTTGCCCAGAAAGGCGCTGAACCCAGACTTGAATTGGACGGGCTTGCTGTAATTTGTTTGGAATAGTGGCATAAGTAGAAACACTGATACGTGTGATGGTTAAGTCAGCTTGGGTTGATGAAGAGTTAGCTCCTGTACGAATCACATGCTCAAGCAAATCAATCGTATCTGTGGGTAGCGCATAGGTGGCGAGGCCGGGGGTCAGGTCAATAAACCCTTCCTCCATTGTCCACATGTTGATGCCCTTGTTCTGCCATTCAATGGTCATCAGGTTCATAGACCTACGCGCTGTACGCAAGTCGTAACCACTACGCATTTCCCGCCCAGCCCTCTCCCACGCCTCTTCAGCGATCTCCGTAAAATCCATGTTGAAGAGGGTGGAGCCGGTGGTGGTCATCTAAATCCTGCCGTTTTCTTTGCTATTGCTTTAGGCTGAGCTACAAACTGTTTACCAGACGCTTTGCCCGCACGTTTGGCTTTGGTCGTGGCTGCGTATTCCTGCGGAGATAAAGACTTAATAGCCGCTTCAGGGAGATATCTCTCACCTGTTTTTGATGACGGCTTCCCCGACTTAGTGCGCCATTTCTGGTCGCCCCAATTTTTCAGGGATTGCTGCGGCGCTTTCAATCTTTGTAGCCCCCGCCAGCCGCCTTGTATTTCTTAGCGACAAGCTGTGCCTTTCTGGCCGACCATTGCCCTGCACCGGTGCCGTGAGTTGCCGCAGCTTTGACTTGGCTTACGATCCGCTTACGCAGACTGGGCTTGGTATAGTTACCAGCAGCATTGACGCTACCACCCTCAGCATACTGAGTAAAGTCGGTGTCGTCTCGACGTGCTTTACGCACGCCTTTAGGCATTTTAGACGGGGCTATGGCTCCCATTCCACGGCTGGGCATCATAATTTAACAGGCGTAACCGCCGCCTTTCATGGTGATCATAGTACCTTTAGTCTTGCCTTTGGTGGCGCAACCGTCAGCACGTTTGGAAGCGGAACCGCCTGATTTGTACCCAACAGCGTCACCCATTTCGTTCACCTTGGGCATTTCAGTCATGGTTCTTCTGCGCGGGGCCTTTATAGGCTTAGGCGCATACTCCGTATTTGTCAAAGAATTGTTGTAGGCTTTTTCCGCCTTCAAGCGTTCTTTTTCATCCCGCACTTCTTGAAGCATTTGCTCTTTGGTAGCCATGATGGACTCCTTAAATTAACAGGTCATGCCGCCTTTTTTAAGCATCTTGCCTTTAGTCTTGCCTTTTTGAGCAATACCATCAGCGCGAGAAGAAGCGGAACCCATAGAAGGCTTGGCTGTTTTAACAGCGCCCATCTTGGCCATGCCGCCTTTGGCCATTTTGCCTTTGCCGTCAGCAGCAAAATCAGGAACCATTTTGCCGCCTTTATTAACCATGGTCATGCCGCCTTCAGCCATTTTCATGGGCTTTTTCTTAGCCATCATTGCCATCATTCCGGGATTCATTTTTGAAGCCATAGTATCACCACCTTTTGAAAATTTGCGGCCCTTGTCCGCGTTGGAAAAATCCTTGCCCACGGACTGTGGGACTCCCACTTTCTTGGCGAACGATGGATTGTGGGCCACCGCCTCCATGAAATTGTGTTGCTTTTTGCTTGAGCTGGGCATCGTCTACCTCAACAATTCCACGCCCGCAGGCTTTTATTGATACGCGAGTTTGGGTCTTTGGCTGTCTTTGTGGACGTATTCTTTTTCTTGTGGCCTTCCATCCGGGCGCAAAAAGAGTCTCGCCGTGAGCCGCCCTCTGGTTGGGGAGGCTTTAGGTTCATACCCTGTTTTTTCGCAGAGGCCCGTCCCTTGGCGTTCAAGCCGCCATTTTTGTTTTTCCCTTCCGCTCTCTGCCATGCTGGAGTCTTAGCCATAAGCTACTTTTAAATGTGCTTTTGCATGATCTTTGAGCAGGGGTCGTAGAACGTCTTTCTCAAAGTCCCGAGTAAATTCTTCGGTGCCAATATGCGGCAAACTGATCATAGGGTCAAGGTAAATCTTGAAGCCTTCTTGTCTTGCTCTCAGGCAAAACGCATAGTCTTCACCAATATACTGCCCGTCCAAAATCATAAAGTCAAAGAGCGCATGTTCTATCTCGCCGTCGCCATCGCCTTTGTATTGCCACTCTGGGTGTTTTTCAATCATGTGCTCAAATACATGACGACGCACCAGCATAAATCCTGTGGAAACGCTTTCAACGCGCATGAGGCCGTGGTCGTCAAACTCTAGCTGACCGTCTTCATCAAGATAGAAATCCAAGAAAAACTTGGCATCTTTTGATCTGCGGGGGTACGAACCCGCCACGATATCTTTATCTGTTGACAGGGCCAGTAAGCGAGTTACAGCGTCAGTGTTAATCACCACATCAGAGTCCACAAACAAAAAGTCTGTGCAATCTGACTCCATAAAGTTACGAACCAACTTGTTTCGCGCTTTGGTGATGATGGAGCAACCAGACAGGTGTACGAGGTTGAGGCGTACCCCCATCTTGTCCAACTTGGGAACAAGTTCTGCAATCGCAAAGGCAGTCCTGATATTGACTTTGCCATCGTAGCAGGGGATCGCAATCATAAGCTTGCGTCCTACCAAGTTGAAACTTTTATCAGCCATAAAACACCGTGATCCCGGTTACTGTGCCCGTACTTGTCGTTAAATACAAACCTGTAGAAGCCAAAACACCTTCGCCGGGAACTTGAACGTAAAAAGTATTTGGATTACTGTTGCCAGCTAAGTCCATTGTGTAGAGAACGGCGGCTGTGGCGCTACCGTCTCGGATTTCAAATGTTACCGCCGTGCTTATTTTTGGGGATACAACAATACCCTTTAGTCGTGTTCGACCTACATAGTAAGAGCCAGCCGCGCTAAGGTGCGCACTTTTTACATCAGTTTGCATTGCCATAATCAATCTCCTTTAAAAAAGGGGCCGAAGCCCCTGAGATCA